GTTACGATGATGGGCTTCCCCTTGTAGGACGCAAGGCTCTTTTCAGCAAAGACTTCTTCAGGCAGCCGCAGCTCCCGGCGCTCGGAACCGTCCGGGTTGTGATAAACAAAAATGCCCACCGATGTCACGATGGGATGGTCTACAAGGTAGCCCTCATCTGTGAAATAGGTGGCATCCAGCGGCAGGCTGTCAAAGCGCTGAACCTTCATATCGTTTTCCATGTTGAACAACTCCCTTCTCAGGTCTTAGAGGATGGTTTCATCCACGGCCATCGCCCCCTTTCGTGACCGGCAGGTCAACGGTTTTGATGTTGAAGACCGGCAGTGCGCAGCAGCGGCACTGGTAGTCTTTGCCGGGGTGACAGCGCCGCCCGGTCTTTTCATCAACCACCGGCGGGTCATCCCAGCGGAACCGCTTATGGTTCAGCGCAGCATGGCTTGGGCGAACGCGGCTATCGCCAGAGGTTGACCAGACGTACTCCACCACGCCTGCGTCCTGCTGTTGCTGCTGGGTGATGTCGCCGTTCAGCTTGGCAATCTGGTCGCGGGCAAGCAGTTGGGCGTGTTTCCGGTCTACGCTGTACGTCCGCTGAATCTGCTTGACGATGGCCGTCGTGGTTTCGCCGTTCCGATAGCCCTCCAGCACGATCTGGCGCATACGCCCTAGACTTTCCTGCGGGATGGTCTTGATGAGCGCCACGTTATCCTCGACCCAGCGTTCCATCATCGTTCTGTACAGCTCGCCGGTGTAGTAGTCATCCATCAGGTCGATGCCCAGCGTGGACTTGACGGCTTTCTTCCACTCACGGATGCTCAACTTCCGCGTGAGCTTTGCCATAGACTCGATCTTGCTGCGCAGGCCAAACATAGAGGTGCGCCGCTCTAGCTCCACGGTCATCTTGGAGAAAACCGTTTTGACCTTTGCAATCAGGTCTGAAGCGTCATCATGGCGCTGACCAGTTTCACGCTCTGCGCGGGCCGCGTCCCTGATCTCCGGCAGATACTCCTTCAGCAGTTCGTTCAAGATACGGATGTAGGCATTGGTGAGCCGCTGGAACTCGCGTTCCGCCTGCACAGGGTACTTGGATGAATATTTGCATATCAGGTTATCGTGACTGCCGAAGCGGTGGCGGAGCAGGTCTTGTACCATGTGTCCGTGGACGGTATCATTCACTGTTTTCGCCTCCTTTTCTGGTTCTGAACAGCAAAAAAGCGGCGATTTGCACCGCCGCAGTTGAGATTATGGCTTAATGCCCTCTGAGAACTTCTGATGAGTGCCGGGAAACGTCCCAAATGTGCTTGTGGGATAATTTTGTGTCAGAGGGTTGAAAGCCGCTGGATGGCTTTATTTGCGGCAGTTGCAAAAAGCCCCTGCCTGATGCTCGGCCCCGCGCCCGCACCGTTGGCAAATTTGAACGAAGTGAAAATTTGACAACAGGTTACGGTTTGGTTGGGTAAGGTACGGTTATAGTCGGACGCTCCGCCGGATTGTCCGGTGGACGTTCCTGCGGATTTTGGCCTATTTTCGGCCATTTTTGAATATTTATCCAAAAACAGGTGGATATATTCCAAAAGCAGCCAATTTCGGGCTTTGCGTTTTCCGACCATTTCGGTGATTGCGGTGGAAAAGCGGTTCTTTTCCAGTTTACAATCGCCATGATGTCGGTTTACAATGCGGTGAACTGCGGTAAAACGGGCGGTTCCTTGCACAGCAGGCGGAAGGTTTCCCGGCCCTTCGGGGTGATGAGCGTCTGGGTCCCGGCCCAGTCGTTGTGCCGGCCCGTGCGTTCCTTCACCTCGAACAGGCCGTTGTTCTTTGCCGCATGGGAAATTCGGGCAAAGAAAAAGAGCGGTGGTTTTCCATCGCTCTTACACAGCAGAAAAGCCGCAAACCTCACATGAGGCTTACGGCTTGCTGCATCAGGCTATTCTGTTGTAGATCCGATGTCAAACCGGGATTTGACGATAAAACGTCGAGCAACGCGGCGATGCTCTGGGCAAACGGCGGCCACCTTTTCGGCGGTGATGAACCCCGGAGAGGTCATCTCACCATCAGCGCACCGGATGCTGCCGTCAAAATCCGTGCAGAGGAACACATGGGATGGGCAGTACGGCGGTTTCAGGTCGCTCAGGAAGACTACCGGCATGAGGTCTTTCGGCGTGATGCCAAACTCCTCCCGCGTTTCGCGGATGGCTGCATCTTCTGGGGTCTCCCCCGCCTCGATATGTCCGCCCGGTCCGCCAATGGAGCCGCCGTTCAGACGAGTACCGCAGAGGAAGCGGCCGTCCTGCACAACAAGAACGCCGACACCACAACTTGTATCTGCATCTTCTTGTGCTGAGACCCCAATCACCTCGAAACCATCGTCATCATCAAGCCATCTCTGGACCAAATTGTTATTCCGACTCAACGTAGACATACATAGTTCCATCCTTTTCTTCAGCTTTTACTGGCTTGAATTTTGCGGTTCCGCTGTACAGTACTTCATTTTGAATCATGAACCCCGTGCTAGAATAAGGATACGGCATAGCATTTCGTTCCTTGTTTCCTTCCTCAATGAATACGACATGTTTCGCAGAAGCACTGCCTTTGAGAGAGTTCTCGCAAAAATCTTTGGCAATATATTCTTGCGTTGTCCAACTGCTACACCCACGCATATCTATTGTTCCGCCGGATTCAAGCGCTTTCTGAATCTGTTTGACCTGAGAAGCGTTTGACTTTACTCCACGATAAAGTGTTCCGCCGCTATAATGAATGTCCGGGTTATCATCAATAAACTTGCTTAAGCCATACTTCTCGTCCAGCTCTTTTCGAGCGCCTTTAGCTTTTCCGTATCCGGTTTTGGCCGCTCCATTATGGTAAATGTTCAAACCATCAACAACACTGCCTTTTTCTGCATACTCGTTATAATAATCTGTATAAGATTTTTTGAAGTCGTCATAATCGACATAGGAATGAGCTTGATTCTCATAGTCCATTTTTTTCCATTCTTCAAACGAAACTTTTTTATAAAGATTTTTTTCTTCGCCCTCAGCATTTTCATATAGAAATTTCACCGAACCGAAGCGTTTGTCATATACAGCTCGACAATTTTCATCAAATACATCCTCGGAGCCAAACGCTTCCGGGTGTGATTCGTAAAGTTGCTTGTTGAATTTTCTAGCTGCGTCCAAACTTCCGGTATAGCTTTCATCAAGTCCCTTCGTCGCAGGAGAGAATGCCGTGCTTTTCGTTTCTGACGAGTGTCCTTTTTGCGACTTGGCATCTTTGAAGCTCATACCTTTGAGCTTTCCTCCACCCTGCGCAACACCATTCTCGTCAATAAGAACATGCGTTCCGTTGATGGTCACCCAGTTTTCGTCTTCGGCGGCATCGGCATTGGTGGTCGGCGGAGTGGCCGTAGGTGCTACGGTAGCGCTCTGTTCCTCGCCGCCCGGAGCCTGCCCCTGCTCAATGTTCTTCTGGGCGGCTTCCACGTCGCTCATGGCGCTCGGCTCAGTACCCAGCAACGACTGCAACAGATCATCCTCGTCATCCTCGGAGATGATGTCTTCGACATCAAACTCCTCATCGGACGCAAGGCGGCGGCGCACCTCGGTGGGGTCGAGCGCCTGCATATCGACGTATGCCTGCGCAGTCTGGGCCTTGACCAGAGCGGTCTGAGCCTTGGTCTGGTCAACTGCGGCCTGCTCTGTGTCGCTCAGGCTCCACAGGGGCTTGAACTCCAGCTTGTAGTCGGGTTCCTCGGCCACATCGCCTGAAGCGATGCCCGCCCGGAACACAACGTCCAGCAGTGTGCGGAGATTACGCTTCAGCATCAAGCGCTGAATCTTCTCCACAAAGTTGTAATAGCTCTCGAAGTCACTGTCACCGGTGGCATTCATGCCGGCCGGTGAGCGGCCAAACAGAATCGTCTGGGGGATGTTCGTCAGCGCGGACAGCATATTGCAGGTCGCGTCGATGACATCCTTGACACCGGAAAACTGGAACGTCTTGAAGTCGTACTGCTCTCCCTCGGAGTCAATGGCGATGCTGTTCAGCAGACCACGGGAAGTGTCTACAAGCTGTAGGCGCTTCAGCACTTGGTTCTCGCCGTCATCCGTGGTCAGCAGAGAGGCAAGGCCCTTCATGCTGTAGATGGCCTGCACGCTCCGCTCCAGCAGCTTCACGCTGTCGGTGTGGGCTGTTACGGTTTCCCGCAGCGCCCGGCGAATGCGGACGTATTCAGGCATACCCCAGAACAAGTAGGTTGCATTGGAAGTCTGCTCCGGCAGAACGCCATTGCGGAACACCAGACAGCGGCTCTCATGGACCTTGAAGGAACCGTAGATGCTGGAAACATAGTAATATTCCGGCTGTCCGAACTTGGACACCCGGTTCCCAACGCCCTTCCCACCGTAGTCCTGCTGGTACAGGCTGGCGTAGTCAGGCTGCACGATGGAGCGCTCATAGACGCGCAACTCATCAATGCTGCGGATATGTTCCCAGTCAACAGGCTCCTCCAGCCCGCGCCCATCGTCGATCAGCATGACGATAAGAGCACCGCCGTAGAGCCGCGCCCACTTGATTGCGGTGGCGGCTTTCTCCTCCCATTCGAGATCGTCCAAAGCGTCTTCCACAAAGGCGTTCAGCTCATCGCTTTTCAGGTTCAGGTCGAAACCATGTTTCAGCGCTTCCTCGGCAGGCGTATCAATGATTTTGGAGAACAGGCCGTTGCCCTCATACAGCCCGGTGAGCTGCATATCAGGGATGACCGGCTCCCGTTCAAACTTGTACGCCTCGGAGTTGTCCTGCTTGGTTCCGTACTTGTTCAGGAGGTTCACATAGCCATCCTCACGATGCGGACGCACAGCGCCGTTCTTCCGCCGGAGGATTTCACGGCCACGCTCATTCAAGCGCCGACGCTCGGCCTCATCTTCAGGTATGTGCATTGCGCTTCCTCCTTCCTGTTAAAATTCGATGCGCCCATCCGACTCATTCCAGATGCCGGCGGACACCACAACATCCGTCAGGGTGTTGAAGGTGACGTAGTACGGGTTGCCGGTAACATCAGCACTGAGAATCAGCTCTAGCAGCTTCACGCGGGCCAGCAGGTCGTTGATGCTGGACTCATGGCCATTAAGCAGGCTTTTCAGCAGCGTCCAGAACAGCAGCAGGTTCCCGCTGCCCAGATACTTCTCGCTGCTTGCGGTCATGTTGTTGTAGATGCCCTTGATGAGGTTGTCATCCGCCTTTGCCACGCTTTCCTGCGTAGCGTAGCCGGTGAGGTCTACCTCCGCAGAGCCGACGATCTCAAAGACGCCGTGGATGAGCTTGTACGCTCTGTACTGCTTCCCAGCTTCACTGTTGTTCTTACGAAGGAAATAAATGGTGTCAGCGTTGGCCTCACTGGGCGCAGGGAGAGCATCGACAGGGACGGCTTTCAGATGCCCGGCCCCGTTGACCTTTTCCTCAACATCTTCCGTCGTGGCATAGCCGGAGTCGTTCTCCAGCGCAGAGGTCTTGATCGGGACCTCGATGTTCACGACTTTGTTGTCGGGAGGAATAGCCTGCCCGTTCCGCTGGATGCTGACAATGACATTTTCTTCCGCATTGGCAGGAGCATGAGCCGACTGTACATGATCTTCGCAGGTCTTCAGGGAATCGTTGATGTCCTTGATGATGTCTTCCATCGCAGAAGACAACTCTGCAATCTGTTCTGCCGTGTAACCCTTTGCCTTCAGAGAAGCAAGCCTAAGCGCTTCAAGCGTGTTGAGTTTGTCGCTCATGTTCGCTTTCCTTTCCAAAAATAGCAGCGGCAGGAGTCCATTCCCCTGCCGCTGCATTCTTACTTATGGGTTATCAGGCGGTTGCGCCAAAGACCTCGGTCAGCATCTCAGTGACCTCAGCGTCGGTGGCGATGGTAACGACCGCGGTCTCCACGCCATTGATCTTAATATTGCCTTCGGTGGTGCCGGCCTCGACCTTGGTAGCGCCCTCAGCAATGCCTTCAACCTTGGCGGAGGTGGCGTCCCACTTTGCCTTATCGCCGGTAGCGATCTTGTCCAGCTCGGCCGCATTGGCGTGCTCATGGGCCTTGTTCAGGGCGGTCTGCACCTCGGTCTCCAGCTTTGCCTTAGTGATTGCGCCGT